GATCACTGTGTGACTGGAGTTCAGACGTGTGCTCTTCCGATCTGGTGGCGGCGACGGTGGGGAGGGTGGCAAACCTGCCCGCACCTTCTCTCAGGAGGAAGTGGACCGGATCGTCGTCAAACGAAACAAAGCAGTTAAGGCTCAGCTCGAACAAGCGGAACGTCGCTACGAGCAGCTGCTGGAGAACAAGAGCCTGACCGAACAACAGCGAGAAGAGCTGCAGGGTGAGTTACAGACTTTGCAGTCGCAACTTCGCACCCGTGAGCAGCAAACTGCCCACGAGGCCAAGAAACGACAAGAGCAGTTCGAGAAGCAGCTGACTGAAACCAAAAGTCAGGCCGAATACTTCAAGAACTTGTTCGAGAGCAGCACTCGGGAACGTGCAATCCTGGACGCAGCTGTTCAACACGACGCGTACAACCCCGACCAGTTCATCAACATTCTCGGACCCCGCACAAAGGTCGTCGAGGAAGTGAACGAGCAAGGCGAAAAGACCGGTCGTCTTGTTCCTCGGGTCGCGGTTACCACCAAAGGGGAAGACGGCACCCCAACCGAAGTCTTGAAGGCTCCGGCTGAGGCGATTGAGGAAATGAAGGAACAAGCGGAGTTTGGAAACTTGTTCCGATCCAACGTCGCCAAGGGAATCGGCGAAGGCACGTCCAACTCTGCCAATCCGGGTCGCGTGGATCTGACGAAGATCAGCGACGAGGAATACTTCCGCAATCGTGAGAAGTACCGGCAGCAGATGGGGTTGCGCGAACGTCGATCCTTCTGAACCTCTTGAGAGGGATTGACCGGCACGGCCGGGATTCGTTATTGAGCTACAACCCCGTTCTTCAAAAGGAACAATCTGACTATGTTCACTGAAATCCTGGCCCTTGTTGCGGCCTTGCCTCGATTCATCGCTCGTGCAAACGACAACGATGCTCTGATTCCGGAGTATTGGACTCGTGAAGCACTGGCGACTCTGATGTCCAACACCGTCATGGCGAGCCTCGTTCACCGTGACTTCGAACCCGTTATCGCCAGCGAAGGCGACATTGTCAACACCAGTCGTCCGGCTGACTTCTCTGGTAAGCGGAAGACCGACGCTGACAACGTGACCGATCAAGACGCGGTGTCGACCAACATTCCGGTGCCGTTGGATCAACACTTCCACGTGTCCTTCGTCATTAAAGACGGCGAGCTGTCGAAGGCGCTGCCTGACTTGCTCGAGCGTTACATGGAACCCGCCGCTCGGGAACTGGCCGAAAAGATCGACCAGGTTCTGTGTGGTCAGGTCTCCCGCTTGCTCTCCAATCAAGTGGGCGAACCCAACTCGGTGTCGGCACTCAACGTCGACGAGTACATTCTCGACGCTGACGAGAAGCTGAACGAGAACAAGTGCCCGAAGATGAGTCGCCGATTGGTGATGGGCACGAAGTTCAACCGTGCAGCCCTCGGAGCCGAGATTGTCGTTCATGCCGACAAGCGAGGCGACGAAGGTACCGCATTGCGGGAAGCCAGCGTCGGCCGCATCTACGGCTTCGATTCGTTCATGGACCAGAACATCTCACACGTCAGCTACGCCGACGCCGAAGTGGAAGAGGGTGTCACTGACGGAGCTGAGTCAGCGGGTGCCGTGGTCATCGAAGCGACCAACGCGGTCGCCAACGTGACGAACGCCGGTGGTGAGTTTATCACCGTGGAAGGCAGCGAGAAGCTCCACATTGTTTCCTCGGCATCTGCCGACTCGTCCGCGACGGACTTCACGCTGACCGAGGGAGTCACCGGTGACATCGAAAGCGGTGCCGCGGTTGTGCTCTACATGGCGTGTGCTGTGAAGGGTGCCTTCGCCAAAGGCTACTCGAAGGAAATCACCTTGGACGGCTTTGCGGCCAACAAGGGGCCTCAAGTCGGTCAGCTGGTTGCCTTCGGTACCGGCAGCAGCCGGCACACCTACTCCGTCATCGCGGTCACGAAGACCAGCACGACCGAGTACGACGTGTTGCTCGACCGCCCGTTGGACGCGTCTTTGTCCGACAACGACCTGGCGTTCCCCGGACCTGCCGGCAGTCACAGCTTGGCCTTCCATCGCGATGCAGTCGCGTTGGTCACCCGCCCGCTGTCGACGGCCGGTGCCCAGATGGGTGCTCGCACCGCGGTCACCAGCTTCGACGGCTTGTCGATGCGAGTGGCCATGCAGTATGACAGCAAGGCGCAGGGGACGCGCATCACGCTGGATATGCTGTGCGGCGTGGCGGTCCTCGACGAGCGACTGGCCTGCGTCATCCACGGCTGATCTGAAGTTCACGAAACAATTTTCGTGAACATGAATTGAGACTGAAGCGGCAGGCAGGATGCCTCCTGCCTGCCGCCTTTTATACGGATAGGTGGATAATGCAAACTGACAGTGACGTCTTGTGGAAAATCCCGAGCAAGCTGGCCGTGACATTCCTGGGCGTACTGTTGGGTGGTGCAATCTCATTCAACGCTTGGGCAGTGGCCGCTATCTATGATCGACCTTCGAAAACCGAAGTCAAAGAAATGATCATTGACACGAGCCCGTTTTCCAAAGAGCGAGCGTTGATTCTGGACATCCTACAACAGGTTCGTAGGTCCAATGTCGATCTGAAACATTCGGTGGATGAGAACACTCGAGAGATCGCAAAGCTGAGAGTGATCCTGACAAATGAGTGAGCCAAACGTAAATCTCCGCCGACAACGTGCTTTACGACGGACGATCTACTCGCTCACACGCCGGTACGGGGAGCAGGTAACTCTCCGGAAACTAGCAACCAATGACGTCGACTACACGGATGGATCGAGAGACAGAACGTACACAACTTTGACCGTTAGGAACGCGGTTCGTGTGCCGGCACTCAGTGAACGAGTTGTCGAGTACACCCCCGCGATGATGCAGGCGATTAGAAAGTTCGCCTGGCAAGGAAACGGTTACGATGCCGAAGAAAGCGGCTTCCTGATCTACGACAAAGACATTCCGGATTGGGGTACGGTAGACTCGACCCAAAGTGTTTTGTGGCGGGATCGGCCGCACGAAGTGACTAAAGTTCAGGAGTTCGATGGCGGTGTGCTGCTCTGGACGAAGCGGGTGGTGCAGTCGTGAATGTGAACCTTCCGAAATGGGTAACCGCCTCGGTAGCCGTTAATCTGAAGGCAGTGGTCGACACACTCACGGGGGTTGAATTCTTCGTCGGTGGTGTCGATCGAGAAGAGCCCGATCAGTTCCAGAAGGACTCGATCGTGTTACGAATCAACGGTCCGTGGGTCCGGTACGGTTCCGGAATCACGCGGTACAAGTTTGAGGTGATGGCTTTAATCACCGACATTCAAACGAACAGCGAAAACGGTTACCAGCTCATGAACTGGGCTGGTACTATAGCGAACACATTGAGCGGGCCAATTCCGGTGTATGAATACCCGGACGCATCAGCTCAAGTTGGTTGTCTCGACATCGACAGGGACACGGACGATTTTCTGCGGATTGTTCCGTTTGGGAAAATCGAGAAGGACACGGAAATCCATCAAGCTGCTGTCATTGCTCGATACGAGATTTGCCTGGACTCCTGAGTCCCGACCCGGCGATCCGGGGATTTGTGCGAACCTGACGTCAACAACTTCGCTCTTATGAGGAATTAGCCTTATGGCCCGTATTGAACTTCGTGACACGAAAATCTATTTGCAGGACGGCTTGTCCGGAACTGCCTCGGTCAACGACGCCTCTGGTGTCGTCGACACGGACACGGACATTGACATTGACTTCACCGGAACCGGTGATGGACTGAACACTGACGAGACCTCGGTGGTTCCGCTCGGTGCTCGGTTTACCGTCGCAGGTGGGGACGGTACCGTTTACACGGTCACCGGACGAACGCCCTCCGACGGTAGCAGTCCGACGACCAACATCGCGTTCTCTCCCGCGATTGACTCGAGCAACACCGCGTCCGACGACGATCAGCTGACCTTCCTTCCCCAACTGCTTGAGATCAAGATTGGTGAGGGTGACCTGAGCTGGACGGAGAGCCGCGAGTTCAACTACGACTTGGATCGTGGTCGACTCGACACCGTTCGGCAAGGTGACGACCAGCCGGTCGATGTTGAAATGGCGTTCACCTTTGAGTACGTCACGACCGAGTCCGGCAAAGCCGTGACGCCCGTCGACGCACTCAAGCGGACTGGCGAAGCCAGCGAGTGGGTGTCGAGTTCGTCGGATGCGTGCGAACCGTACGCCGTCGATGTGTACGCTGTCCACTGTATCCCGTGCGGAACTGACCACAACCAGGACTTCCTGCTGTCAGACTTCCGTTGGGAGAGCTTGGACTACTCGATCGCGGATGCGTCGATCAGTGTCTCCGGACGTTGCAACGTGACCGAGATCACGAGCACGCGAGCGGCCGACTTCGATCAGTGTGACTGATCGTTGATCGGGTAAACTTTCAGCCCCGCCTTTGGTGGCGGGGCATTCTTTAACACGTGGTGGAGTGTGTTATGAAGATCGGTGGAGTTGAAGTAACTAAGTGCGAGGAAGTTCTCGTGCTGCCGCGGACCAACGGGCCGGACATTGTGTTCCGTGCGGAAGCCGTGGTCAGTATGGACGAATTTGAGGCACTGTGCCCGCCACCGGAGATCCCGAAGCGGGTTGTTCGAGGCGGCACTGAGGCCAATCCGGACTCGCCGGGTTACAGGGAACAGCTCGCCAACTGGTCCAATCGACGGTTTGATTACCTCGTGGTCAAAAGCCTGGAGCCTTCTGACATTGAGTGGTCGAAGGTCAACATGGACAAGCCCAGCACGTGGAAGCTGTGGCAGGCTGAGTTCAAGGACGCAGGTATCTCGGAAAACGAGTGCAAGAGGATTATCAATCTCGTCCTAGCAGCGAACAGTTTGGATGAACGCAAGCTGCAGGAGGCCCGAGAGACTTTTCTACGTGGTCAGGGGGTGGAGAAGGGCGCATTCTCTGGCCAAAGTACCGAACCGGAGAGTACGTCGTCTGGTCAGCCTGCGAGCGAGTCGGAATCCGACCGCCCGGAGTGAAGGAGTCCTGGGACGACAACGACGTCATGACGCAGGCAAGGATAATAGCCTACCACCAGACAAGGTGTCACGATGAAAATCCTAAACCGGATAAGGCGACTAAAAACAAACATTCTCGCCTTCCTCGGAAATCTTGACGCCACTTCCGAGAAAGCAGCTCGGCAGGCTGGTAAGATCTGGGTGGAGACTGCGATTACTCAAGTGCCCTCGTGGTCAGGCGCATCACTGGCCACGTTTCAACATCTTGCTAACGCAGTCGGTGTTACGGTACCGATCCTCGTTGAACAGAACGCTCCCGATCGAGTCGCTCTTGGCCGTTTGAACAGTCGAGGCGGTCTTGAACGTCTCGGCAAGGGGAAGTGGCGATTCTACTACGAGAACAATCTTCGCTATCTGTCAGCCAACGAAACGCGGACCGTCGGTGTCGGTGAGTTCGGAGTCAAGTGGGGATTGGTCGAGCCTACCCCATACGACTTTCGCGCGGCAGCTAATGCGGCAGCCGAAAGGTTTCTACGAAATGTTGAACTACCTCGAATTGTGATCACCGAAGTCTGATGGCTGACGTTAATCAAAGCTACAACATCGACACCACTCAGGCTATCGCTTCAATGCGTGCCTTGGATGGGACGATCAGCAAATTCAACAGTGGCGTGAAGCGGCTTTCAAAGACCAGCAAAGCCGTTCAAAGTGTCACAGTGTCTTGGCAGACTCTTGGCCGAGTCATAGCCACACAGGCTATTGTTCGCGGACTGAGCGAAGCCACTCGACTGTTCCGGGAAGCAGCTGAAGCCGCGGAAGAGTTCCAGATCACCCTCGCCCGGATTCAGGGCATCTCGGACATCGGCAGTATCGAAGCCCTTCGGGATCAGCTCGGTGACATCGCCACCAGCGCTGGTCGCGATCTGAACGAAGTTGCCGGGGCTGCTCTCGAAGCCTTCCAGAACGACCTCGGGACGGTGGATGAGACTATCAAACTGCTCTCGGGTTCGATCCGTGACTTGGCGGTCGTGACCGACTCTGACTTCCAGTCGGCGGTGAATACAATTTCGCCGTTGATTAAAACCTACAATCTCGACGCGGAGGAAGCTGCGCGGGTTTCGGGTATTCTGTTCCAGACTATCGACTCCGGTGTTGTTCAGCTCGAGGACTTGGAAGGACGGCTCGGGGGTGTTAGTAAGCTGGCAGCTGACTTGAAGGTTCCCATTGAGGAAGTCTTCTCGGCGATTGCTACGGGTACATTGGCTGGTAACGACACCGCGACGTCGATGACTCAGCTGCGTAACGTGCTCATCAAACTGACGAAGCCGACCCAAGAGCTGCGAAATGCGTTTAATGAGTTGGGCGTTGAGACGTTTGTTGAATTGCAAGAAACGGGCCTAACTTTACGTGAATCGCTCGACGCAATCTTCGACGCTCTTGATCAAGATCCGGAACGATTCGCCCGTGCGTTTAACACGATTCGGGCTACGTTAGGTGCAACCAACATCCGGCTTCGAGAAGGTGCAGATAACGCGTCCGTGTTCGACCGCGTCCTGGGGGAAATGGCGGGGTCAAGTGAATCGCTGTCTTCAGCTTTGGAAAGGATTGAGGAAACCGATGCGTTCAAGAGCAGGGAGAACGCGGCTCAGTTCAGTGAGATTTTGAAAGAGATCGGTGACGACGTTCTTAGCGTGAAGAACTTGTTCGTCGACACAGCTCTCATCATTTTTAATGACTCCAGGAAAATCGAAACAGCTCTGACTGGTGTGGCTTCTGCCGCCGGTCTGTACTCGCTCTCCCTGCTGGGAGTAAAGTCAGCTCTGTCGTTTATCCCGCCGGTAGCCGTTGCCACTGCTTCCGGTTTGGCCACGCTCTGGGTGACCGATGAAATCGACGCCTACTCCGAGAGACTGAGCCAGTTACGGGACGATCTCGGTCGGATCAACAGCGAAGAATTCACACTGGAGATCATTGAGGATCAGGAGAAGGAGAAGTTAGAAGATCTTGTCGATACGTTTAACGACGTGGAAAGCGCTATCAACAGCCTCGTCGAAAACAACGACAGAGTTCTCGATGATTTGAGCGACCGGTTGTTCGAATCTTCGGAGCTTCTCGCCGACTTAGCGGTTAACACCGTCGAGTCTTTCGGTGACTCCCGATCCCGGTTGCTCGGACAAGTCGAACGCGATATTGACAACCTGGACAAGACGGTCGCCGAGAACCTTCGAGACCTCTCCGACGCCCGAGCCGAGTTGGCTGACTTCAACTTTCAACGTGGTCTTGAGGGTTTGTCGGAAGGGGCTCGGTTTGCCAAGATTCAGGAGGAAGCCTTTCGACGGCTGGCAGTCGCTCGAGAGAAGATCGCACAGGTTGGTTTCTCAGACGAAAGTGTAGAGGCGGCTCAGGCTGCGAATGAGGAAGCTGAGGCCATTGCCCAGACGCTCCGTCGATCCGCTGAGAAGCTGGGCGTTCAGCAACAAATCAATGAAGCGGTTGCATTCGAAGCGGCCGTGCTGTCGAATAACGTGGCTATCTTTGAGCGTCAGGAAGAGGCTCTGAAAAACACCAACGTCAAGGAGTTGCGTAAAGGTTTGATCGAGTTGACTCGATTGAACGCTGATCAGCAGGAAGATCTGAAAGAGATTCAAGAACTCTACAGTCTGACAAACGCAGACGGGACTAGCAAGTCTGTCAAAACTCTGCGTGACGATGTTATCGACGCTCGTCGTAAGACCGAGGAACTGAAGGAATCGTTCGAAGACTTTGCTGATGCCGACATTCTTGACACGGTCGGTATCGAGGAGGCGGCTCGGAATGCTCAGGAGGCCCTGATTGACGGACTCTCGCAGATCGACGTCGACTACTCTGAGTCGATCGACGAATTCGAACGAGACTTCGAGAGCCGGACATTTCAAGCTAACATCGAGTTTGAGAATGCAGCGCTCAGGGAAGCCGCTGGAGTTCCAGACGTTGAGGAAGCAATTCAGGGGGCTCAGGCCGAGGGACTCGGGGATCGTCTAAAGACCACCGAGCTTATCCGGGACGCCTTGCAGGGATTGATTGCCGATCAACAAGAATTCGCCAGTCAATCTCGTATCGCGGCTCAGGAACTCGAAGTAGCAAATGCCAAGATTGCACAAGGGCTAACTCAGCTGCGTGAGGATAGCATCTTTGAAAATGTCACAACGATGGAGAATGCCGAGCCGCTGATTCGGTTTATCGAAGGTGTCAGTGCCAGCTTTGACACCCTCGGCGTCGAGGGAATGAACCGGTTGCAGGCATCCATTCGCGCCAAGATCCCCGAGATCCGGGAGTTGTTGGATCAGGGGCTGATCTCTGAGTCCCGTGCCAAGGTACTGGAGACTACGTACAACAACACTATCGACGCCATCTTCGCCCGTATCCGGAAGCTCCAATCTGAGGCCCTCGCGGCTCCGGAGAACGCTGAGGCCGCTGAGCGAGCCTTGGAAGCGACCAGGGAGATTGAACAAAGTGTGATTGAACCGCAGGTGGACGATGGTCAAGTACGGCAGATGGAAGCGTCTGTCGACGATGTGAAACAATCCGGAATCGAAGCCTCGACCTCAGTGTCTACTATTGGCACTGCGGCTGGCAACGCCAACGGATTTGTGTCTTCCCTGTCCTCCACCACAGGGAGCCTGAGCGGTCGGGCTAACTCGGCCGCTCAGGCATTTAGAAACATGGAATCGGCGGCCAAGGCCGCTATTGCTGCAGCAAAGGAAGCAAATTCCCTCGGAAATACACAAAATGCCTTCCGTGGGGGTCATATTAGGTATAGGGCGGGAGGTGGTGACGTACGAGGACAGGACACTGTCCCGGCCATGTTGTCCCCCGGTGAGTTTGTGGTCAACGCCCGACAATCCCGAAACTTCTTCTCCCAGTTACAGGCTATCAACGCCGGTGCTGCGAGCGGTACCAGTGGTGGCGACACCACGAACATCAACATTGGGGATGTCAACGTGACAACCCCCACCAATGTCCCGAACGACACTGCGCGGGAGATTGGACAGTCCATCAAGCGAGAACTTCGTCGGAGAACGTTCACACTATGATCAACAAATTACGAAATCTTTGGCAGCGAGTGAAGAGTTCATTGGTTGCCGAACAATTCCGCCCAGCGGGCACTTTCAGCGTCGACTGTTACGACAGCAACGGTTTGCTGAAATGGTCGCAGGAGTTCAAGAACGGAATCGTCGACGAAGGGATTGAGTATCTGCTCGACGCCGGATTCAACGGCGGTTCGCAGGTCTCCACGTGGTACATGGGGCTGGTGGACAATTCTGGGTTCTCAGCCTTCGCCAACGGTGACACGATGGCGAGCCACTCGGGCTGGACGGAGTCAACCGACTACAGTGAAAGTAACCGACCCGAGTGGACAGCGGGGGCCGCGGCTTCTCGTGCTGTCACCAACTCGTCAACGGTCGACTTCTCGATGAACGCCACCGCGACGATTCACGGTATCTTCATCACCTCGAACAACACCAAATCAGGTACCACCGGCACGTTGTGGTCCACGGCTGCGTTCAGCTCCAACGCCTCCGTCACCAACGGTGACACGTTGAAGGTGACCTACACCGTCAG